TGTTCTGTCTGGAACATTAAGAGCCTCTAGAGTAAATACAACATCATCAGCCGCTTCGCCAGTAACATTATCACCTTCGTCGGCTGTGACTGGAGTTGCAGAAAGGGAGTAGAATGGTGTTTCGCCAAAGAATGGTGGTATTTCTTCGGGTGCTGCATCAACACCAATTTCTTCTCTTCTTGTTATGATATCAAAGTAATTTTCAATGTCGAATGCATACCCATAATTTGAGTTGGCATCTATTTGAGAAATAGGAACACTCAAAGAAGAAAGCGCTGTTGGGTCGCCGTTTGCCTTCAGCCCAGGAGTTGTAGTCACTTTTGAATATGTATCATCGACGGCATCAGTTTCAACACTAATCGCTGTAATTTTAGATCTCTTGATCACACCTTTATTGGTAACTGGTCCAAACATATAACCTTTAATTGTAAAGTTAAACGTATAGATAATTGCCCTACGAGTCTCAAAATCAGAATCATAAGAATCTTCAATAGACATATCATTAAGAACTGTTGGCACATCGAAGTGCTCGTTCATGTTTGAAGTGATCTTAACGCTATGGGTCCACTCAGGTCTAAAGAATGGAAGAATCTGCTCAACAACTTGAACAGCATCTTCATTATTCGCAAACATACCATATAGAGTGATATCAATATCATATGGTGTTGGCGCATGCTGTGTTTTCAGAACATCCCCACCGCTTGTTGTTTGGAGGATCCTATTCATCTTATTATATGTACGAGTTGGGTCGTAAGACATATTAGTGATTTCGAATGAGAGTCGAGGCAGTACCGTCGAAAATGGACGGTCTAGTCCTGGATCTTCACGAAGTCTTGCAAGAAACTTTTCTTTCGGACCATATGAAATGGGAACCTGAATTGACTGAATCAGCTGACCAGAATTATCATATCTTCCAACTTCAAGATCGTTAAACATATTACCAAACATGATAATATATTTTCTTAATGCGCCATGGTAAAAGCTATGTCCAAACATTACCAGTTTCCTCCTTCGGAGAATGGGTTGAATTCACTAAAGTCAATGAAGTCAGTTTCTTCGCCAGCACCTTGAGCTTCAAGCTGGAAGGCTTCGTTCTTAGCCCCAGCCGTGTTGGCACCCTTATACTCCTCAAGAATAATATATTCATTCTCTTCAGAGATTAAGTAGTATGGGAGTTCTGGTTGCTCAAGACCAATAGTTATTGTTGGTGGTGAAACATAACCACTACCACGACTATTTATTCGAACGTCAACAACACCGCCACCGACAGCCAGAATAGCTGAACCGTTCGCACGTGCAGCTACTGGAGGATTAGATATTGAAACTGTCGGCGCAGCAGAGTAATAACCATATCCAGGGTTGGTCATATTGATTCCGCTGACAGACCCATTCGTTAGGTTAGCTGTAGCTGTTGCTTGGATATTATTGAAATCGAAGTATGCAAGTGTACCAGATTCATCACCCGTTCTGGGTGCACCACGAACAACTTTAACTAAACCGATAAAGTCGTCTGATTTTTCATTGATGTGAACGTCGTCAATAAATCCTTCCCATGGCGTAACATCAAGTATTGCATTACTTGCAAGAACAATAGTTTGTCCACCGATTCTCAAGTCACCAGATGAAGGTGGATAAAATTCTGTATTTGCCGTGGTCTTTCTATAGACAAGGAGTCCGTTGATTCTTGCGTTGAAAGTAACTGTGTTTGCAGAACCATCTTTCGTAAACTGTATATGGCTCCACTCTTTCAAATTAACTACAGTTGAGATACCCGTATTAGAAACAAAGTGGTATGGTAGGGTATTTGCATTATCTCCTGTTCTCACAAAACCGAGATCACCATTAGAGAAATAACCATAAACAGTTTCACCAAGGCTCAGGATTGTGTGGAACGTATTAGAATCTGGCATCTTAGAAGGATATACCCACATTTCAAGATCACCATCTCTCTTCGGCTCAACAGAAACGTTCCTACCAATATCTGCAGAAGAAAGGGAATTGTCACCAAAACGTGAGAACCTTTCGGGTGCTGGAGGAATATCAATTCTTGGGGGTTCTATGTAACCTCTGCCAGCATTTGTTATTTGTAAATTTAGAGTACCCTCAAGAGCATAATCAATATACGATATAGCGGTTGCCCTAATAGAGCTTGGTGGATCAGAGAAAGTTATTTCTGGCGGTACATCATACAAACCTTCTTCTGTTATTGATACATTCGCAACCTGATGTTGGTCGAGCATGTTAACAAACCCTCTTGCTTGAGGGTTGTACGACTCTGCAAGAATACCGAACAACATTCCGTCTCCAGCTGCGCCGACTGTAACTGCATCAATAGAAGCGATACCTGTGTCGATATCTTCGTAGCTGTATTCAAACAATTCACAACGAAGTTCGTATGTTTGTAAGTCCCCAAACTGGTAGAACACAGCTTCATGCTCAACAAACTTAACTTCAAATATCTTACCATTAAGGGGGAAGTAAATTAAGTCGCCTTCAGCTGGACGAGCCACACCGCTGTCTTCATTAACTGGAGTAGATTGGTTATCACCTATCTCTTCGGACCACCTTCTCTTTGCAACTACAAAGGTAATCTCGTCACGGATTTCAATATTAAATTTGGAAAGAAAATCACCCTCACCATCAAACCCGTCAACAGACTTAATGTACATTTCAACATTATATGCCTGCTCAAATTTGGACAATGGATCTTCACCAAAGATATTATCTTCAGCCACCAAAGTTCTTGGCATATAATAACACTCAATACCATAGATTTTGATAGACTCAATGATCAGATCTTCGAGAAGAGTCTGCTCATTTATGTTATCATAGTTGTTGAAATATAGGTTAGTTGCTGGCATTGATTTATCCGATCATGTCCATCGGAGGCAAAGAATAGTTTTCTCTGATTTCGACTTCTAGTTTATCAATTTCTTCACGTGCTTCGGCGATAAGTCTGTCGCCATTAAACGTCAAGCCTCCTGGAAGTTGCATGCCTGTATACTTTGAAAGGTTTTCACCCCACTGAAGTTTGAACAGAGCTGTAGTGTATCTCTTGAGCCACCAATCGTTCCACACGCTGCCGTGTACGTCTGGATCAAGGACACGATAACATTCGATGATGATATACTCACCAACCTCAACACGATCCCAATCCATGTCAATATACATCTTATCCGTATGTCTTGAGAAACGAATCATTTGTTTGCCTGTCAAAATCTCGTCAAGCAAAGCAATGCGTTCCATCGACATAACGTAGTTTTGTAGACGGGAAGAAGACCAGTCATAAACTTCATTAAGGTGGATCTGGTATCTCAGGTTAAACAAGTTGTTTGTTTGTAAACCGTTTCCGATACCCAAAACTCTTGTGATTGAATTAATATTCTGAGGAACAGGGACGTATTGATTCGTCTTATCTTCCGCTGTAATCTGATGTTTAAGATAAGTTCTTTCCGTGCCGTCATAATGCCAGTCACGATAAAATTGGAGAGCATCGTCAACACGATCTTCCATTTGTTCTTCGTCAATATTAATTTCAATTACAGGAAAGCCAAGCCTTCTCAAGCAGTAAACTTTCAGATCTTTTCTGGATGATGGGTTTGCCATTTGTAATAGTCCTAATATGAATTCATATGACTATTTATAATATCAATTTACGTCGCCTTCATATCTCGACGTCCACATAGTCAAACTATATTTAGTTCCTGATCTTAATTCGTCGCAGTAATGACCATGAGTTACCTGACCAGGAAATAGAATACATTTACCTACAGGAACATCATCATTATTTGCATACTGTCGAGGGAATATAAGAGTGGCTCCTTCATAATCATCATTGAGCTTCACTGAACCTGTGACAAGACTTGCATCATGATGTAGGTTGAGGCTTGTCTGCGTATCCATAGAATACCTCATAGTAAACGCATCACGCAATCCATACATTTTAAGAGGGTGCCAATACTTTTCCACCAAAGGATAAACCTCATTTTCCCAGTGGGCTTCGAGTTCGTCCCACAATCCGAGCTCTTTGATCCTTATCTCGTAAGCAGGAAATTTATCGCCAGAGAGGGGTTCCCAGCCCCCATGCGCCTCACTGAGTTCGATCATTTGTTCGCACTGGGATTTACTCATAAAGTCTACAACTAACATATCTTCACCAATTCTTTCGTGTTTACCGAGAGTTGGTAGATAATTAATTGTTTTCACTCCGTGGAACATTTGGCTGTAAAGCCTGTCGAAGTGTTGTTTTGCTCTATCGCCGCCGTTACCGTGCACGACGCAGCCATACGTTCGAGTCTTTTCGTTGAATGTGTCTGCATTTCTGATTCGTAGATTATTTTCGTCCATAGTCATAAAAAGGTATTGACCATAGTCGAGAACTACGTTATAATTAACTGTGTTATAATGATTCTGTATATACAATTGATCATCTTCATGATCTTGTATTGGTTGCTTCATTATTTCTTTGAGAGCTTTTACTGTTCCGATGTAGCAGCCACTATTCAAGAATGGGTATGGTTGCGAAAGATCAAAGTTTTCTCTTATGGAATCGTCTGGCCAACAATCTTTTTCTGCGGCGAATACAACCTCAGCATTCTGCTCTATATATCTATCTACTATAGTTTCGACTGGTGCAGACAAGAAAGTGTCATAACCATCAACAAAAAGAACAATATCTTCTTCAGGTAATTCTTCCATATATTCTTTTACAAGATTGATTTTCTGTCCACCACCTGGACCAGACATATCAGTTCCGTTCCAGACAACACCTTCTCCGAGGTTTACCAGTTTAGCTTTATTCCGACTGGCACTTGCGTATAGTTTCGCAGCTTTGCTTTCGTCCGTAGCAACTGTAATGAAATGAGTTTTAAAAGATTTAAAATATGATGCGTCGACTCTGTCATTATTCAGTCCACTGAGAGAAACATCTGAAGAAGTGACATATCCCTTAACATCGGGATCTTTAACAGCACACCATTTCAATCCAGAAGATTTTAAGAAAGATGGAACGTATTCGTCGGCAGGAATAATATTTTTATAGATTTGTGTTTCTATAAGTTTCTTTGCTGCAATCGGAGTGATGAAGTATGATGATAGATTGTAGGGAAATCCAGGCTCATAAACATTTGAATCTATCTCAATTGCCTTATCAGGCTTCACGTCGTTTTGGCCAATGTATACAAAATCATATTCTCCCAGATACTTGAGGGTAGTTTCATAAGATTGTTGGCTTGTTTTTATATCATCTTCAGAGATATAGATTGGCTCATTTATAGAGACGCAATGCTTCCACATATTGAAGTGGGATATAAAACAACCGACTTCTCCATCTGTCAACCTTGAGTTATGTTTTGGATCTCGCCATCCTTTATTCACATCATAACCCATACCTTTGATTTCTTCATACGAAGAATTTTTACCATCAAAAGCGTTGACGAATTGTATGCTTTTTAGGTATGAATTATTTTCTCTAAACCAGCTCTTTCTATCTGGTCTTCTCTCAAGGTTGATGACAAAATGTTTCATAATAACTCCATTCACGTTTCATAATATATAGGTATACAGTTAGAGTTAAACTTCTGTTTCTGTAGTTCCATCTGGGAGTGTGCCAGATTCTTCTACATTTGTTGATGGGAAGGTTCTCTGGGCACCCCAAATAATGCGCACAGCGCCTTGGCCACCAGAACCATTTTCGTTAAGGAGTTCAGATCCACCGCCGCCGCCTCCATAGTTGCCGCCATAGCCTCTGGGGTTGTCTCCATTAGTCCCATCTACACCTCCAGAACCACCACCGCCGCCTCCGCCGTTACCGCCATTATAGGAGCCGCCAGAACCGCTTGTTCCTTCTCCATATAATCCAACACCGCCGCCACCACCGCCAGCATCAGAAGAACCACCAGCACCGCCACCGCCGCCGCCGCCGCCATT